CTTTATCATCCAGACTGTTAAAAATGGCAATGTTTTCGGAGTAAACCGCATAATCGGCAGACTCTTTTAATTCGTCACGCTTCACCTGATATTTGGCAAGTTTTTCGGTGTTTTCTGGTGTTGGGTTGTTGTTGTCCACATCTTCACAAGTAGCAATCTTTGCGTCAAGTGACGCAAGTTTGAATTTCACATTACAAGTGGTAACAAGTGTTTTAACCGCTTTATCGTCCCGAATAAACATTGACTCGGTAGCGGTTGCGGTTGTAGCCTTTGCTACTGGTTTTACCTTAGCGGTAGCCTTTGCGGTTGTTGTAGTTGCGGTTGTGGTTGTTGTTGTTTTACTCATAGTAATTACCTCATTCTTTCCGCCCTGATAGGGCTATGCTTGTTAGTAGTAAAGTCACACGACAGTGTGTCATGTGACTAGCACTACACGCAAGCGTGCGTGTGTGTGAGTCTATAACAACCTGATGAAAAAATCAGATACAACTTGATATCAACTAAAAAGTAACGCCGACTATTCAAACCATGTTCGGGCTGAATGTCTGACGTGGTATGCGGTAGCACTACATCACGAGAAAAGCGAAAGAAAGTAAAACTTTCTAGTAAAGGGAAACCCTGAGGCTTGTCGGGTGTGTGTGTACGGTTGTCAATGTACTAATGAAAAATAACTAAAACCTAAACGGTCACAGATACGATATGGTCTGTGCCTGTGCTTAGTATATCAACTACTAAACTATAACGCAACAACTATTTTAAAATATTTTCAAAAAAATAATCAAAAAAGCCCGCAAACCCGCATAAATACGGGGTTTTTCGGACTTCAAAAAATTGAAAAAAAATCAAAAAACCTTCAAAAAAACCTTGTTATTCCCCTATAATTACATAATTACGGGGGTATTAATTATTAAAAATTTCCAATCAAATTCAATATTTATGTTGGGGGATAAATCTACACACGCACCAAAAATTTCCGTTCCTCTCACCACTTCCCCTAACATTCTCTCCTCTTCCTATCCATCCCAAAAATCCATCGACCTTAAAAATCACCACTCTCTCCTCTCCTTAATAATCCTTCCACTCTCCCACCATTCCCCAAAACATCTTCCACCTAATTTTTTTCACCCACTCTTTATCCCCATTACCCCTGTTATTCAGTCAAATCCTCCAAAACGCTCACAAAAACATTGAACATTTCATTTCAAAATCTGTATAATGTATTAGGATGATAAAAATAGGGTAAAAATATATACCCCATCACAAATAAAAAATTACATCAAAATCGTCCAAATCCTTATAAATACTGGCTTTCAAGCCTGTCTAAAATATTTTCTTATCTTAAATCGCGTTGTACGAGGTAAAAATCGAATTAGGAATATTTAATGAGGAATTTATCAACAAACGGTTTAAAATCGTTTTTGACCCTCATTTTCTCGTCTAGAGTCCCAAAAACTCCCCCTAAAAATAATTTGTATCCTCATATAATATTTAAATAGGAAAACCAGAAAGAAAAATTTACAGAAAGGAGGTTACATGCCCAAGCTAAAAAACAAGCTAACAGATGAACAATTACAGTCTGTATTAACAAAACTAAAGCAATTACCCACGGGGTATATTTTTGATAATTATAAAGAAATGGCCTCATATTTAGATTTACCTGTATTAAAAGACTCATCAAAAGATTGTCAGTTAAAACAAATATGCAGGTGTTGTTCTTTAGGTAAAGAGGGAAAAAAGATTTATTATAAAATTTTAGATGTGTATGATGAATTAATTTCACCTTATGACCCTAGAATCGGAATTATAGATTTATCTAAACAAGACATCAGTTCTACCGAACCAGTTCTTATCAATTCAAATATCAAACCTTATAGTAAAAAAGATTCTTACTACACCCCTGTAGAAAAATATCCAGAATTTGAAACTATGCTGCTTTATGATTTACAACAGGAATTAAAAAATAATGGTAAAGCGGAAATTAATTTAACTGAAGTACAAGCATATATAAAATATGGGCTTGCTAATGATAACTATTATAATAAAGCAAATGCTCATATAGATGAAATAATTGGTATTACTGATGTAAGACACCATTATGCTTTTACGGATAGAATTTATTCTTTATTGCATAATTATTTGACTCGTAGTATTCAACATTTTCAAAAACGAGGATATATAGACATAATAGATGACATCTGGAAAATTAAAACAGAACATGGACATTATGAAATTGCTTCAGATGAAGAACAAATATTTTTTCAGTTATTATTTCAAAAAATGTTAGAAAAGGCTCAAAAAAAAGACGGTGTATTCGTATTAACCAATTATAAACAACGCAATGCATTATATCGTAAATTTAAAAGTCAAGTAAAAGAATATGGTTATCAAAATATTATTTTAAGTATGACTTTAGTTAGTATTAATAATGATTGGTTAAATAAACGAATAATTACCGAAGAAGAATTCCTTACAGCCAAAAATAGAGTAAATGAAATTATATTAAAGAAAATAGATGATAATGCCCGTAGCCAATTAATCAATTATCAAAACAAGTTAGAACAATTATTAACAGAACAACCTGAATTAAGAATTAATAATGCATATCGTGAAGTTCAAGATGGTTTTTATTTCTATTCATATGGATATGCTAAAGAAAATGATTATTTAATTAATCAACAGATTTTAGCAAATCATTATATTCATATTTCAACTCCATATATACCCAAAACCCAATTAATTAAATTAAGTATTGATAACGGTAAAAAGTATCATAAGAATGAAAATAACACTAACACGTAGAAGTTATGATTTACGTATAGAACCATAAAAAAATAATAAAAACGATTAGAGGTAGAAAATATATAAAAGACCTACCCAACTCTTATTTCGAGATGTGGGTTAGTAGCTCGCCCTAATCCGAAAAGCTCCGCGTTTCGTATAAGGGCTCGCAGTGGTTTCCTTTTCGGTTCTTAGCAAATTGTTCGCTTCGCTCCAATTTGTAAGAGCCCTCAAAGATAAACAAAATAAAATTTATTTGTAAAAATATTTTTTATAACTACTTGATTAAGTCATTACAGTTAAGTCACCAGACTTAACCTGTAGCTCTGCTACGACTACGCTTCACTAAAATTTAAAGATATTTAATATCTAAAAAACCAAAACAGAAAAAAAGGAGTGATATATATCGCTAAACAACAGATTTGCCATAAGTACATTTACAAGCTGCACAGCGAAAAACTCAGAAACAGTAATTGGAACTTATGGTTACCACTTGAAGAAGCTATGGCTAATGGTACAGATATTGTAGCGTTGAGTGATAGTCAAGTTCTTCGATTTATTGATGAAATTAATAATAAAAATACTGACCTTATTGCCAAAGGATTAAAATATAAAATAAAAGAAACAAAATTAAAACCGTATAGTATTGCTAATAAAAATAAAATCCAGCGGTTATATACGGAATTATATGAAACACAGTTTCAACCCGATTACATGTGTGTGATTATGGATAATAAAGCAGATTATTTACGTGCTAATAAAGGATTTAGTGTAAATGGTATTCGGTATAAACGCTTTTTAGGAACTAACGGGGGTATTAAAAATTCCACTATAGTTTATGTTAGCGAACGGGTATACCCTATTTTAAAAGAACGCTTAGATTGCGGACGTAATAAAGAAATACCTTTAGTACCTGCTAAATTAGAAGCATATCAAGCATTAATTTGTTCGGGTTCAATTCCTGTTAGTATGCCAAAAGGTATTATTGTAGTACCTGATTGTGAGACCGTCTTTCATGAAGATATTATTACTATAGATGATTCCAATAGTGATGAACCTATTCTTGAAGAAGTTAAGGACGCAGAAATACATTTAACAGACAGTGACGGATATGGATTAATGTTACCTAGTATTTCAAAACAGTGGAATAAAGAGTTGGGCATGAGCCGTGATGGAGAATATTTATCAGGAGTAAATACTAGAGGTCTTCCATGGACTAAAGGAATGTTATTTACTTTTGACTTTATTCAGTTTGCGGAAGAAGTTGCTGGTACTTATGAAATCACAGATATTTGGGGACATAAAAGAGATATTCGTGATGCAGAAGTTATTTTAACTGGTAGTATGCTAAAATTATGGGATTCCTACTCTTCTTTTGAAGATTATTGGGAGAATGTAATTAAGTATAATTATCAATTTGCGATTGCTAAGACTGCTCCACATGAGTTAGAAGGTGAACGACAAACCAATTATCAGTTCTTACAGAGCTATGATTTAACAGATGAACAGATTGCGGAATTTATAGCTCCTACTGTAGACTGGATAAATGATGTTCTTGGTATGGATTATAGAAGAAGTTTATTATACTTACTTGGAGGTTATTTAACTGACCGTAAAGCATTATCGCACGAACCTGATTTTGTAAAAGCCTTGATGATTGAACCGCAAATGATTAATGACCCATTTGTTCGCAATCGGATTCGTATGATGATAAATACTACAATTAATAATGCTAAAAAAGGTGTTATTAATGTAAAAGGTAATTTTGCCATTATTGGCGGAGACCCCTACGCTTTACTTCAGTCCGTATTTGGTCTTGAAATTACTGGTTTATTACAAGCTGGTGAATGCTATCATAAATATTGGAGTGACCAAGGAGTTCCTGAAGTTGTTTGCTTTAGAGCTCCTATGACCAGTCATAATAATATTCGTAAATTAAAATGTGTAACAAATGATGAAATTAATAAATGGTTTCGATATATCAGTACCTGTATGTTGCTTAATGCGTGGGATACTACATGTGATGCTTTGAATGGTGCTGATAAGGATGGAGACCTATTCTTTACAACTAATAATCAAATCTTAATGGACAACACTCGTCCAACTTTATCAATTCATTGTGTGCAACGTAAAGCACCAAAAATAATTCCAACAGAACAAGATATTGTACAAGCTAATTTATTAAGTTTCGGAGATGAAATCGGAGCAACTACTAACACCATTACTTCTCAAATTGATATTCAAGCTAATTTTAAAAAAGATTCAGAAGAATATAAAGTATTAGATTACAGAATCAAGTGTGGACAATTATACCAACAGAATGCTATCGATTAATTTTGAGTCGCCTTACACAGCGATGTGTATTGAATAACAAGGTGAACCTATAAATATAGGGTGTACATTACACGTTTAGGAGTTGTAGGAAATGACGACTAGGTAATGTGCTAACTGGGAAAATCTAAATATATAACAATACTATGCGAAATATTTTACAAGACAGGATGTGATTATATAAGTTTATATAAAACATATGGAATTTATGGAATAAGAAATAAAACCAATAATAAAGTCTACGTTGGTAAGACAGAAATGAATTTTGGTGATAGAAAAGATTGTCACTTTACAAGTCTTCGTGGTGGATATCATATTAATCCACACCTACAAAAATCTTTCAATAAATATGGAGAAGATAACTTTGAATTTATTGTATTGTACGAATGTAAAGATGGCGAAGATACTCATATAGTTAATAAGTTGGAACAAAAATATATTAAATTATATAAAGATAAAGGTCTTGCCTATAATATTGGAGATGGTGGCGATGGTGGTCATAATCTAGGAAAACATTTATCAGAAGAAACCAAAAGAAAAATTGGTAATAAAAATAGAATTAATATGACAGGCCGTAAAGCCACTAATGAAACTAAAAAAAGGATGTCTGAATCACAGAAGAAACGATTTAAAAATCTTTCCGATGAAGAACGAAAAGAATACGGCAGACAAATCTCTGAATATGCTTCTGGATATCAATGGTCAGCAGAAGCAAAGAAAAATTTTTCAAAAATCCAACAAACTAAACCTAATGGTGCAAAATATGACGTAGAAACAGTAAAAGAAATAAGACGCTTACATAAAGAAGAAAACTTAACATACACAGAAATTTCAAATCTACTAGATATACCAAGACCTGCTGTGTATTTAATTGCTACATATAGAAGATGGAAACATATCGCATAGTCCATCAAGACTGTTATATACAAGATAATCCAGTGCCAAGCTAAAATGGTGACATTTTAGAAGGTCTAACGAGCAAGATATACCGTCTCATTGAGATGATGAAATCTGTATGATTAAGGTGAAATTCCTTAATCAGAAGTGCCTTGCCCTCATTATTATGAGGTGATGATGTGCTCTACTCCCCTAATAAATATCGGGAAACCGAGGGTATAAAGGAAAGCCAAAGGTATTATTTGTAAACCAATGCCCGCCGAATGGAAACGTATCAAGCCAAATGAAATTTTGGAGACCGATGAAGCGTGCACTATATTACAAAAACAATTTAACCAGCGTATAGTTGCTGATAAATATCCATATTTCTTTATCTATAATTATCTTTCATTAAAACAAGAATTTGATAGATATTTTAAAACAATGAATTATATTTGTTATGATGAATTATCTGTTTTCTTATCTGATTTAATTTCTAAATATAAAAATCATGAATTTTTATCCCCAGTAGAACAAAATTTTCTAAATAATTATTTTAAAAATTGCCCAGTTTCTTATGCCCCTTCAATAATGAATAGACTTTGTTGGCAATTAGAACAAAAATTAGGAAAAACCAAAAAAGATAATAAAGAGTTTGATTATGCATTATTATTGTCTGAAAATAAAATAAATAAACGTATTAAAAAAGAAGTCGAAGCAATTTACGACGAATATAAGCGACGTTCTGTTGAGTGTCAAGTTCGTTTACAAAGACATCAAATTACTAAAGACGAGTATACTGCTTTTTATACTTTAACTCTGGATTGGTTTAAACAACAAATTTTTAGTATTTGTAATAATGCCGAAACAGTAACGGATGCGTTAATTGATTTGTGTTACACCCATTCAAATTCAAAACAGTTTGTTTGGGATGTATGTGGTGAACAAATCATTCGTAATTTATTAAATAGACATAATAATTTAATTTCTTATCCAGTACAAGACCGTGAAGGTGAAATTGAATTTTGGGGAGAAAAATTTAGTATGCGTACTATTAATTATGATAATTATATGGATATGTCAGAGGAGGAAAAAAATGGGTAAATTTATATTAAATGAAAAAAAATACGTAGAAGAAGAACTTCTAACGGGTAAAAATATCCACGCAAAAATGTCTCGTGCTATGTTATTACTGTCCAAGTATTATATATATGAATTACATAAAACTGATGATGAAGTTCGACAGTTAATAAAGGAATTATATAATAATTATGATTCACCTATCACTTCGGAATATTTATTAAAACAATTAGATTATGCGATTTCTTATGCACATGAGAGACCTTTAGTGTGTATTGATTATATTAATATTACAAAAGAAGAACAGAAAATAATTAAAAAAATTGAAAATGAGGAATTACAAAAATTATTATTTACAATGCTTTGTTTATGTAAATTCCATGATTTCCGCAATTCTGAAAATAATCATTGGGTAAATTACTTTTCAGATGGTATTGCGCCCTTATTTGCATTAGCTAATGTGAGAGGCTCTTCTGAAGCCAAATTAGAATTGTTACGTGAGTTGCGAATCGCGGGATTTATTACTCGCACAAATAGTTATGCCCGTTATAATTGGCAAATTAATATTGTAGATGAAAATCCAGATAGTGAAGTGTTTTATCAAGTTGTCAACATGGATAATCTTGGCTATCAATGGCTGGTTGCCACTAAACAGGGTAAATTTTGTGCGGATTGTGGTCAATACATTCCTAAATATAAACCACGAAAAGGACATATGAAAACTAGAAATGAGGCACAAATTCGTTATAAATATTGTAAAAAATGTCGTGAAAAACGCAAATAATGGGTAGTACCACTACCCTTATTTGTAGCGTAAATATGTGTGATTTTTATAGTATAAAATTTTTTTCATACTTTGAAAGAGAGAGAATAAAGTATCATTATTTTTCTCTCAATAATACGCTCCGCGAGTAAGGCGCACGCTGATGTCTATATTAAATTTATTATAATAGTGCGTACACAGGAGCGATTATAATAGGAAATAATAAAAACGGATATAAAGGATTAAAAGGAACAACATGAGTACAACAAAAAATATAAAAGCGATTACTTATAAAGAATTTCTTAAAAATATTTCCCAAAGAACTGGTTATGTCCAGACAGATGTGGCTAATATTTTTGATTCTATGAGTGATTTATTATTAGAAGAATTTTTAAAATTGGAAGAAAATGAAGAACTGAAAATTAAAATCTGTGGCTGTATTATGGTTACTGGAAAATATGTGCCAGAACGCGTAATGCCAAACAATGTAGTCTCTTCTCTTCCACTTAAAACACCAGAAAATATTATTATTAAAGCGAAATTTGCTAATAGATTTAAAGATAAATTAAAACATGAATATCGTAGATTACGAGGAATTGAGTAAATATCCTTTCTTTTTTTCTTTTTGGTTGGAGGTCGTATCACTTTATAAAGTGATGCGGCCTTTATTTTATGTGGATATTGGATATAAAGGAGTTAATACATGGATTTATTGAGACAGCCGAATGAAACGGCTTTTGAACATAAAGTTAGATTGTGTAAAGCAAAAATAAATAAAGAAATTAAAGTGGATTGGAATACTATTGTAGATATTCTTGAGTTGGACGAAAGCGCAGATTCTTTGCGTCATAAAGGGTATGCTTATGCAGAATATGATGATTATATTTTAAGTGATAAAGGTGTAGCTACAAGAATTTTAAGTATTTCTGATTTACATATTCCATTCCAACTAGATTATACTTTGTTATCAGATTATAAAAACATAGATATTTTACAAATCAATGGTGATGTGGTTGATTGTCAGGCACTTTCGAAATGGAGTAAACAATATAGAATTTCTCCTATGGAAGAATTAATTCTTGGTAGACAATATTTAATTGATTTACTTGAATACTTAAAACCTAAAAAAGTAGTTTGTAATTATGGTAATCATGATAAAAGATTTGCAAATTATTTTGCCAAAAATTTAGATACAGATATTTTAGAACTATTACCAGATACGTCATTAGAATTAATATTTAAAGATGGTTTTTATCATTATGATAAACGCAGTAAATCTAAAAGCTGGTATGAACCACTGTGTAATATTTTTACAGATATTGAAATTATTTATATCGACGATTGGAAATGTAAAATTGGTAAAACATGGTTTGTCCACCCCCTTGCATTTCGGTCTGGAATTTTGGCAACTGCAAATAAAGCTAAAGATTATTTACAAGATACAGATAAAGAATCTTTCGATTGTGTTGTAATGGCACATACACATTCTATTGGAGATAGTAAATGTGGTTATGTACGTTTATTTGAACAAGGCGCTTTTGCCAATGTAGCCAAAATGGAATATATGGATGGAAAATTATCACGACCACAACAGATGGGTTATGCATTAATTTGTCAAGATAAAGATGGAAATTTGATTTCAGATAAATCTAAAGTTGTGGCTTTATAGGAATACAAAGATTAAAGAGGTAAAGGAATTATGAGAGTTATTACAAATGTTAATGAGGTTGTAGAATTAATGTCTCAAGAAATTGATATCGAGAGTTTAAGTTCTACCCTTGTTGCAGATTTTGATTATATTTATAAAACATTAAAGAAATTTTTAACATATGACAATGTTGAATTGACTTATTGTGACGTTGATACATTTGAATATGACAGAGAATATGGCTTAACGTTACATTTAGATATTTGCCGTAATGTGTGGGAAATTGATGTATGGCAAACATATAATGAAGATAAAAATATGTATTATGGAATGGATGGATTTGTTATTTATCACGAGGATGTTAACAGTAAATGTATGCTGGATATGTTAAATAATAAAACACTTCGTCCATCTAGAACAGAATGGATTGTAATTGCTAATTCTCCTCATTTAACGCGTTAAGTTAGAAGGAATGGTGAATTATGGCGAAACATATGGTGCGAATTGAAGATGAGCTTCTTCAACAAGCAGTAGAAAAAGAAAAAGTTATAGAAGCAAAGGCAAAAGCAAAAGCTCGGGCCGCTGCTAAAGCAATTATAAACAATCCTGAAGATGATTATAAAAAATATACTTTAACTGAATTACGAAAAGCATATGGCAATCTTTTAAAAGATTATAAAAAAGAATGTCAAAAAAATGCTGATACCGCTTATTGTCATTGGTGCGGTGAGTGGTTACCTAAAGCTAAATTTTATAAAAGTTCTACATACGCTTCTGGCTTATGCCCTGCTTGTAAATCTTGTCTATTTAAAATCGCCACAAATTATAACGACAAAACTAAAGAAGTAGCTGAAACAAGACAATCTATACAGAGCGCATTAAAAATTATGAATAAACCATTTTCGAATGAATTATATAATTCCGCTATTCGCGCTATTAGTGATGAAACTTCTTTAAGTCGTCGTGGTAATATCTGGGGACAATATGTAACCATGGTTAATAGTTTGCCACAATATCAAGAACAAACTTGGCTGGATTCTGATTTGGAAATTTTTGAAGAAGATGGCGCTAATGAATTAGAAACAAAGAAAATTACAAAGCGAATGAAAGAATTTTGGGGTTATGAATTTTCAGACCGAGATTTAATTTTCTTAGATACACAATATAAAGATTGGGTAACTCGACATGAGTGTAATACTAAAGCGCAGGAAGAAGTATTTAAGAGATTGTGTTTTATTCAGTTAAAATTATTAAATGCCGATAAGGTAGGGGCTCAAACCAAAGATTTAGACCGAACCTTCCAAGAATTGTTGGATACGGCTAATTTAAAACCAAAACAAAATGCTTTGGATACTTTATCAGATGCTCAAACACTGGGCACATTAATAGATAAATGGGAAAACGAACGACCTATTCCTGAAGTGGATGATGATTTAAAAGATGTTGATAAGATTGGTTTATATTTAGATGTGTTCTTTAAAGGACATCTGGCTAAAATGCTTAAATTAAAAAATCCACTGAGTAGATTATATGACAGTTTTATACATAAATATACTGTTACCAAACCTGAATATAGTGAAGAAGAAGACACAGAAGGTTTGTTTGAACAGATATTTGGAATGTCGGATGAAGATTAATGGCTAATCTGAAAAAGAAAACTGCTACCGAGGTCGTTCAAGAAAAATCAGAAAAAATAATGAATGGAATAGCTTTATGGGCTGGTTTTTATAGAGAAAATCCACATCGATTGTGTAAAGATTATCTTAATATTACCTTAAAACTATTCCAAAAAATATTGTTATATGCCATGATGCATAACAATTATTTTATGTACATCGCTGCTCGTGGCCAAGGCAAGACTTGGCTTACAGCATTGTTTTGTGTTGTGCGATGTATATTATTTCCAAAAACAAAAATATGTATCTCTTCTGCTACTCGTCCGCAGGCCAATGAGGTACTGTTAAAAATCAAAGATGATTTTTGTAAAAATTACACTTGGGGTTCATCAAATTTATGCGCCGAAATTTCCAATATTAGTATAGGACAAAATAATGCAGTAATTTCATTTAAAAACGGTTCTTGGATTAAGGTTGTGACTGCTTCAGATAGTGGACGTGGTTCTCGTGCAAACATTTTGATTTGTGACGAATTTAGAATGGTTGACTTAGATATTATTAATACAGTTTTAAGAAAATTCTTAACCGCTCCAAGAACACCAAACTATCTAAATAAACCAGAATATGCTCATCTTGTAGAACGTAACAAAGAAATATATATGTCTTCTGCTTGGTATCAAAGCCATTGGTCGTATGCTAAGGCTCAAGCATATTTTGTTAATATGATGGATACTGCTAAAAAATATTTTATATGTAGTCTACCATATCAAATTTCAATTAAAGAAGGTTTATTATCTCGTTCGCAAATTGAAGATGAATTCAGTGAAGCAGACTTTGACCCCGTAAAATTTTCTATGGAGATGGAAGCGTTATTTTTTGGAGATACTGACGGTTCTTTCTTTAAATTTGAAGATTTAGTAAAACGTCGTAAATTAAAAAAAGCTTATCCTTCGTTGGAATTAAGTGTAACAAAAAATATAAAAGTACCTGATTTGGTTACAAATGAAAAAAGAATTTTATCAGCCGATATTGCTTTATTATCTTCTAAAAAAAACAAAAACGACGCAGCTAGTTTAATGATTAATAGCTGTATACCGTCTAATAATAATAGGTATATTGGTAATTTTTTCTTTATGGAAAATCATGAAGGTATGACAACTGATGAATTAGGATTACGTATCATGCGCCTATTTTATCATTATAAATGTACTGATTTAGCTCTGGACGTTAAAGGTGTGGGCGTTGGTATATTTGATTTTATTATCAAAGACCAATATGACCCTGAAACTGGTGAAACGTATGGAGCTTTAACTTTGCATAAAGATTATACTGATGCAAAGTATCAAGTATATACTGAGCGTTGTAAAGTAAAAAATGCGCTCAAGGTAATACATCCTATTTTTGGTTCACCTTCATTTAATACAGAGTGTTGTACTCTATTACGAAGTGGAATTCAAGAAGGACGTTTAAATTTATTAATATCTGAATTTGAAGCAGAAGAAGTTTTAAAAACTGAAATTAAAGGGTACTCAAAATCGAATGTTGTTGAACAAGCGACATATAAAGCGCCTTATGTACAAACTACCATGGCTATTAATGAATTAATATATTTAGACCATGAAGTAAAAGGTACTAATATTAAATTAATGGAAAAATCAGGCGCTCGAAAAGACCGTTATTCTTCTATGGCTTATAACTATTATGTTCAAGTTATATTAGAACGTAAATTACGTCCGCAGAAAAATACGGAACAGAACATATTAAATCAGCTTCAATTTAGACAGGCTACTAAACATAGATTTTTTTAGAAAAGGAGACATAATGTGATGGTAACCGAATCTACTACGAAGGCATCCTCTATGTCTTCTGTCGATGCCAAGACCCCTCGCACAGCCAAAGAAATTGAAAAATATTGGCTTGATAAAGGGTCTGTTATTGAGCGTTTTGAAAATGCTCAAAAAGCCGTACAACTTATTAATGCGGCTAAAAACGAAACACGTACATATTCTACGTTTTCTAAAGAAACACTACGAACCTACTTACAAAATCCAGCAAGTTATTATAAAATGCTGAGAAATTTAAGTAGGTTTTTATATTATCGGTGTCAATCATATCGTAGGTTAATTTGGTATAATGCGGGAATGGTTGATACAAAATCGCGTGTAGTAATACCCTTGATTGATTTAGTAAAAGAAAATAATCCAGAAAAGGTAACTAAGTCATATTATAATACTTTAAAAATTTTACAACCTATTAATCTCGAATCTGAATTATTTAAGATGCGTGTTATAGCATGGCGAGAAGACTGTGCTTATGGTTGTGTATATTATGACGATACTGGTTTGTTTATCTTACCATTAGACCCAGACTATTGCAAAGTTACTTCTATGTATTATGATGGTACGCTTGGTTTTAGTATGGATATGTCATATTTTGATAAATATACTGAACAATTAGCGTTCTATGGAGCTCCGTTTGATAAGATGTATAAAGCTTATCAGGCAGATAAAGTAAATGGTAAGTGGCAACCAATGCCTGATGAACATTGTTTTTGTTTAAAAATTAATCTGGATGATGCTACTCTTCCACTTCCACCTTATTTCAGTTTATTTAATGCTATTATTTCTTTATGCGATAGTGAAGAATTACAAGCTGTAAGAGACGAAGCGGATATTTATAAATTGTTGGTTTTAGAAATGGAAACTATTGATGGAGCAATGAATCCTGATGAGTTTACAGTAGACCCAAGTACTGCGGTTGGATATTATAACAAATTGGTGTCTTTCCTGCCAGAATATGTAAATGCTGCCATCTCACCAGTAAAAATTACTCCAATTGAATTTAATCAAGACCAGACAAGTGATATTAATTATATCCAAAATTCAACCGCTGCTTTATTTAATAGTTCGGGCGGTGGACAAATTTTAAATAGTGCTAATATTACAACTGCTACACCATGGGCTGATGCTATGATTAGTGATGGTGTATACGCTACTTCCACTGTACGTCCACAATTAGAAAAATGGATAAATAGATGGTTATCATATGTAGATGCTAAACATGCTACTGTTAAACTTTTAGATGTAACACCATACACAAAACAAGCTGTTGTTAAAACAATGAAAGAAGATGCCACTTATGGTCTTCCATTAAAATTGGCATTAAACAGTTTAAATGGTTTTTCAGAATTGGAAACATTAAGTCTAAATTACTTAGAAGAAGATTGTTTACAATTATCTACTAAATTTGTACCTTTACAATCTTCTAATACTCAGTCTGGTTCTCCTTCTGAATCTACAGAACCTTCAGGTGCGCCAGAAAAAGATTCTGGTGAATTATCAGATTCTGGTGAAGCCGCCAAAGCCAACAGATAACAATATAGGAGGTGACGTGCATGGGCAATAATAAAACTTTTGTTATTACCACTGACGAACAAACAGCCAATTTGTTACAAAGTGAAGGCTTTGAAATGATTGGTTCTAATAATGGACAATGGATATTTATAAATAATCCACAGTTAAATTTTAGTCGAAGTAATAAAATTGCTTATACTAACACTTTAACTTTTTAAGGGCGCTATTTAATTAGCGTCCTTTTTATATATCTAATCTAAGAAAGGAGGAAAACATGAGTAAAAAGAAGAAAATAATGACCATTTCTGATTTATATAATTTTTGTGTAAAAAACAAATTTTATCATTTTAGTTCTATAGAAAATCAAGAAGAAATATGTGTAAGTTTACCTGCTTCATTTGAATCTGAAGAAAATGCAGATAAAGATAAAGAAGGCTTAATACCTTTTGTTGCAAAAGCTTATCATGACCATATTAATCTTAACAAATCGGAAATTAAACCAGAAGTATTAGAATCCACTCTCCCATCAGCAATGTTACGTCCTATTCTTGCTAATATCGTTGTAAATGAAGAAACGGGTGAAAAAGATTTTGGTTCACATGATATGGAAATTGTTGAAGACCAAGATGGTAACACTACAATCAAATATATTGAGCAACCAGTCGGCGTTATTTTTGGAGAAAATTCGATTGAATATGATGCCGAAGATGATGTGAATCGAGCAATTTTACATGGTTTTCTTTTTAGTGGATATTGTCAGGACGCGGTAGATATTATGAATAGGCGACAAACTGTAGCTTGTAGTGTCGAGTTATGTGTTAGAGAAATGAGCTTTAACGCTGACGATAAAGTACTGACTTTAGATGATTTTTATGTTTCAGGCTTAACTTTACTTGGAGAAAGTGTAAAAGAAGGTATGAAAGGAAGTCGTTTAACTATAAAAGACTTTTGTAAAAATCCACATACTCAATTTACACAAGGTCAAGAACAATTAATAGAAATGTTAGAGCAGTTAAATGCAAAAATTGATAACTTATCTAACTTTACTATACAGGGGAATACCCAAACAAATAATAAGGAAGGAGGAATCCAAGCGGTGAAATTTAACGAATTACTTGAAAAATACGGTAAAACTGTTGAAGAAATCGACTTTGAATACGAAGGATTGTCAGATGCAGAATTAGAAGCTAAATTTATCGAAAAATTTGGAGAATTGGAAGAAACCGATGGCCAATCTGATGATGAACCTGCTTCCGATGAAAATAATACAGATAATACTGGTACTGAAGAAAACTTTGGTGCTGAAGATTCTAAAGCTGCAACACCAGAAAAATATTCAGTTACATTATCTGATGGTTCTGTAAAAGAATATGCTTTAACTTTAGATGATATTACCACTTCATTATGGAGTTTGGTAGATGTTACATACGCCCAACCTGAAGATACTTATTATTATGTTTCTGTTTTTGAAGACGGCACTTTAGTAATGCATGATTATTGGAGTGGTCGTTCATATAGACAGAATTATTCTCGTGAAGATAATAATTTCGCTTTAGTAGGTGAACGAGTAGAAGTATATGCAAATTGGTTAACAAAGGAAGAGGAACAGGCATTAGAAACATTAAAGTCTGATTTTGCTCAGTTGACTTCTGAATTTGCAGAAATTACAGAACGAATCAATAAATATGAAGCGGCAGAAAAAGAAGCAGATGAAGCTCGTAAAACAGATTTATTTGCAGACGAAGGCTACGCTTCTATTGCTGATACCGCCGAATTTAAACAATTAGAAAAAGACCGTGCTTCTTTCACTTCGACAGAATTAGAGGAAAGAATGAATGGTATTTTAGGTAAATATAGCAAGCTCGCATTTCATGCTCAAACCCCGACAACTAAACACGTTAGTGTTTATGGTGCGGCTACTCAGGCAGTAGATGACGAACCATATGGCGGTTTATTTAAAAAATAATAAATATACAGTTAATCAACCTCTGAATTTAATTCAGGGGTTTTTATTTTAATTAAGGAGGAAACACAATGGCTGTTAATTTTTTACAATACACTAAACATGCTGTAGCTGGCAGTTCAAAATTATCTGCCACAACCGCTACAGGTGGTGCTGGTATTATTAACGTCAAGTTATCAGCAGACCGTGACAACGGAGTAATTATTGGTAAGGGCGCTTATGTAGATATGGAATATTATGCAGAAGACGCTGCTACAACTTTCGAAGGAAAGATTCTTGATGTAGCTGCCAACGGTAATTACTACGTAGAAGTTACAAATGCTGAAAATGCTTATCTTGTATTACAAGTTCCAATGATTTACGAAGCAATGACGACTCGTATGCAGGAAGAAAGCAATTTCTATAATGCAAAAGATGATATCGTTAGATGTTATCCATTAGTAGCTGGTGATATCTTTGAACTTTCTGTAGAAGGTTTCAGCGGTGACCCAGTTAAAGGCGCTGAAGTAACTGTAGACCCTGCAACAAAACAGGTTGCAATTGCGTAAGGAAGGAGGCTGGAATAATGGCAACAGCAAATAAAGTATTTTTCGGATTAGACAATGTTCAGGCTGTATTTTCTAAAGAAGATTGTTCTTACGCTTCTTTCTCAAAATTAATGTATGATACAGCTGTTGAAAAGTTCGAAGGTGGTATTACTAAAGAACAGGCTAACAAGAAAATTAGAGAGGTTATGTTTGAAATTATTGGTCTTCCACAGGACGCTTCAAACAGAGAAATTAAGAAAGCTCTCAAATCTACTGCTGTTAGAGAAGCTGTATTTGCAGTTATCGAAGAGACAGTTGAAGATTTGTTAGTAACAGGATGGGGTAATGACCCGTTCTTCAAACAGTTTGTTGAATATAAGTCAGTTGCTGACGGTGATACAAACGAATTCTATACAAAAGATGAAGTAATCTTAACTTTATCTGAACTTGCTGGTAACCATCATAACTTGATTAGACAGAGATTGGGTGCTGGTAAGGCATTTAATGTTCATACTTCATGGTACGGGGTTAGAAATATAGCTCCCCTTGCAGTGTAAACTGCTTGGCAATAATTAACGCATTGAAATGCTGGAAAACCCTAAAGGTAATTAAGCTACAACGTAATGGTGAAATAAACATAGGCGTGAATGCGGTGAAAACAGAAAAAATTAATTACATGGGAACGAGGTGTAAACCCCTGTTCTTTTTTTAATGGGTAATCAGCAGGTAAGTTCCGAATAGGAAAAACCTCAACGACTATTCCTTTAAGGAAGTAGGGTCATAAGCGATTGATGACTCGAAGTGGTGCGCCCCTCAATCGAGGGTGAAGATATAGTCTAATCTTTAATGAAAATTAAAGGGTTTTAATAACCGACACGGAGTAGCGTCCGCAGATAATATTATATAAGTTATCGTGTTAAATAAAAATGAAAAATCTACGCAGAATATGAACTCTTCATGGCTGGTCGTGTAGACTGGGCAGAATTCGTTCAGAAAATCTATGAAGCATATGACAAGAAAGTAAATGACATGCTTTATGGTGCATTTACTAACATTGGTGATTCTTTACCAGCTGGTACACAGTGGGTTAAGACATCTCCATTGACAGCATCTACAAAAGATACATTTGATACATTGGTTGAAGATGTACAGATGGTTAATGGTTCTGATGTTGTTATCATGGGTACACGTTCAGCTTTAGCTAAGTTAAGTTCTTTAGATGAAATTGACTGGGTATCTGATGCTATGAAGCAGGAAAGATATACAACTGGCAGACTTGGCTTCTATCAGGGTATTACATTATTCGAAATCCCTCAGGCTTTCGTTAAGAATGATACAACTCAGAAGCTCGTTGATAATACTAAGTTATATATCATGCCAGTAGCTGATAACAAGTTTATCAAGATGTTCAACGAAGGTGAAACACAGATTAAAGAAGTATCTGATGGTAACACAAACGTTGATAAGACTATTGAATACGAATTCCAGACCAAGATGGGTGTGGCTGCTGTAATCAATAGACTGTTCGGTATCTGGAATATCGAAACACCGTAATTTTTTACAATTGAATAAATAATTGATTAGGCATAAATATGGGGCTAGGGTTTTGTGCTCTAGCCCTACTATAAAAAAGGATATAAAGGAGACTAATAATGGGAGAAACAAAACGACCAGTTAGAAAAATTACACCGAAAAAGAATACAAACACACAGGTTAAACAGACAGAGAATGTAGCTACAGTTAATTCTACTATACCTGCACAGCCAGTAACAGTATCATATAATCCAGACGACACAATTTGGACAACTTCGGTCACTGCTGGCGAGTTAATTATGATTGGTAAGAAAACCAAAAATATTTATACATGGTCTAACTATGGTGACCGTACTGAAATCGACTATCAGGACTTAGCTGCCGCTAAATCTAGTAAAAACTCTTATATTTTTGCTCCTCGTTTTATCATTGAAGACGAAGATTTATTGAATTCTAAGGGATGGGAAAGTGTTAAAGAAGTATATGACAACTTCTCTTCCATTTCAGAAATTGAAAGCATTTTTGATTTAAACATTGGTGCTTTCAATCGTGCGATTCAGAATTTACCACAGGGTTTAGTGGGTACTGTAAAATCTATTGCGGCTGAAAAAATTAATAACCGTACATTAGATAGTATTAGTAAAATTGAAGTTTTAGACAGAGAATTAGGCACTGAGTTTAAATTATATATTGCTAATATGTAACATATCAATGGAGGGATAAGCGAATGGCTTCAATTAGTTATAGTGATATTTATTCCAGTTTCCTATCAAAAGTTGAAGCTTATGATTTAACTGACATGGTTGAAGATAAAGCTTATTTAATGATGGAAGAATGGTTAAAGTCTATCAAATCAAACCCACGAGTGCGAAAAATGTTTAGTATGTTCACTTTTGATAATGAAATTCAAACATTAGAATTTAAATTAAATCACAGCCAAGGTGATGATGAAAGTGATACAGGGTATGTTATAGAATTACTTGGTTTTGGAATTGCTTGGCGTTGGGTAACTCCAAAATATTTATCTATTTTAAATACGGCGCAAATGTTAACAGGTAAGGAAGTTAAATTTTATTCACAGGCTAATCATATGGCCGAATTACAGAATATGTACAATCAAACCAAAACCGAATTTTATAATTTAATTAGAGATTATGGTGTGTTGTACAATGGTTATTTGAGTGAGAGTTAAATGCCAGAACAGACAAATTATCATTTTACTCCACGTCAATTAACAGAATATAAGAAAAAATTACATTCTGCTATCCATAGACTTTTGGTAGACGTGGAAACAAATAATATACATGACTTACCTACCAGTTATAAAACTTTATTATTAAAAATCGACTCACTTAATCAAATTTTGGGCGACCAAGATGCGATTATTTATCTATTTACTACTCTTCTAGCTGCCTATGAAGCAAGTAGAGATGTTGAAACAGAATTTGCTGTTTATAGAAAATTGATATTAGACGCTCATACTGCTTTGGATAATATTAATTTTCATATAGGAGAATTGTGTAATGATTAGTTTAAACACTTATCGTCAAGTATTAACTCCTAATCCTTTAACCGTTGGCAATGCACATAGGGCGCAAGCTAATTTGGTTATGGAAAAAACATGGAATCGAGATTTACAAGCAAAGATTTGTTACATATACGACTATTTACATGATAGTGAACCAGACAAAAATTATCATTTACATCCAGAAAAAGATGAATTAAAAACTCCAATTGAAGCCAAATATGTAGTAAGTCAATATGGTTCTTTGTCTAAAGACCAAGTTGAATATCACATACAGTTTAGACCTTCTCAAGAATGTCCGATTGGATATTACTCACAGACTTTTGAAAAAATGTATGGTGCTGAATTTCCTATAGGATTATATATTGATATTCCTGATGAAAAAGGAATTTATCGTCGTTGGATGATTTGTAGTCGAGACCATGATTTACAGTTTGTTAGTTACAGTGTATTACCATGTAATTATTATTTTCATTGGATTAATAATAATAAGAAATGCAAAATGTGGGGAATAGCCAGACTACGAAATTCGTATAATAGTGGACTTTGGGCAGAATATAGGACGACCTCTGTTGAAAACCAAGACCAAATTTGGCTACCGCAAAATCCATTATCTGATACTCTTGAATATGTAGAAAACCAAATAAATCAACGTATTATTATTTCTGCCAGACGAACACAACCACTTGTTTGGAAAGTGTCAAAAGTGGAAAATTTACATCCGTTGGGAATTAATAAAATCACTGTAATGCAAACTCAGTTTAATCAGCATACAGACTATGTTGTTCCCGTAGATGAGGCGGATAGTGTTTTTGAAATGTATGCTGATTATTATTCATCTCCTATCTTACCAGATGAAGATGAAATAATTAATCCAACATCTGATTATTCAGAAATCGTTTCAATTACTAAACCTCCAACAATTTATATTGGCGGTGGCTATAAAACTTTCTCGGTGAATTTTTACAATGTAAATAACGAGTTAGTTAATAATGCTCATACAATGAGTAATTGTAATTGGAAGTTATTAATGAAGGATGAGGACATATTACCAAACACTGATTTGGTAAATTGTGAACCAGTCCAGAACGATAATTATTATCAAATAAAAATTAAATTTTACGGCAATAATAATCGTCCTGACGACTGTAAAGATATAAATTATAATGAATATCGCAATCAAGTATTAACATTAGAAGTCACAGATGATAATGGAGAATGTTTATCCTCCATTAATGTGGCATTAGTTCGTTAGGAGGGTATATGGCAAATACAAAAAATACTCCTAATAAGGCCTCTGTATTAGATTTTACAGATTTAAAATGCGGAGAAAATGATAATATTCGTTTAAAAGAAATTGTACGTAGAATATTAACTGAAGACCAAGATATTTTATCTGTCTTACAGAATTTAGAAATTGAAAAACAATGCGAATCATTAGGTTATTTAGACGGCGAGCTGTATTTTTATAAAAACATCTTGCCGTTTTATACATTAAATAACAGTATTGTAGATAAGCAAAATTATATTTGTTATACAACAGGTTTTTCAGAAATTCCTCGTTATAATAAAACTGATAAATATGGCTTATTAACTTTTTACATTTTATGTGATGTAGAAACGATTAATTATGAGGGTATGCCAAGACATGATGTGTTAGCACAATTAATATCCAATATTTTTAATTGGAGTCATGTATATGATACTCAGATGGTATTAGTAGATGATGCCGAAAATACTGTAGATAACCGCTATGTAACACGTATTCTAACTTTTCAATTTACAAAACCAAATGGTATTATTCAGTCAAATAAGCATGGTCAAGAAATTATTAATCGTGTAGTTAATAAAACAAAGGGGTTAGAACGTAAATAATATGGCTGAAACCTATACTCCTCTATTTGAATTTGATGTTTTACAAATGTATTTCGGAGATGACTATAAGATTAATGATAAAATAATTATTCATCAGCCTAGTATTCAAGAAATTGTAGATTGGGGTGAACATAGATATTATTCAATGGTACATACTTTATGCTCTATTCCATCAGATGCTAAATCTGCACTTTATGACGACGGTATAGATTGGGAAGAAATCAGTGATTTTGAATATTTTATCAAAGTCGCTCAAAACTATCAAAAGTCTGAAACATCAATTATTTTTGGCGAATTAGATTTTACATCTATGATTATTACTGTGGATTCTACAAATGGTCAATTAATATTATATGATACAGTTAATGATATTAAGATTGATACATATATGTATCAAAAGATGATTGACTATGTTCGACAAATGCATCAAATAGTACCAAGTCCTGAAAAGGCCTTTAATAAACGTACAAAGCTGGCATTAATAGAGTTTGACCGCGCAGAAAAACGCAAAGCTTCGCAAGAAAAACGTAAATCAATTTTACAACCATTGATTTCGGCCATGGTTAATAGTGCTGGTTTTAAATATAAATTAAACGAATTAAGAGAAATCAAAATTGTAGAATTTATGGATTCGGTAAAACGAATTCAAGTTATTAAGTCTGCCGACGCTCTCCTATCGGGAACATATAGTATGGTAGACACTAAGAAAATCAACAAAAAAGATTATGATTGGACACGAGAACTTACATCTAGCGGAAACCGTGGAGAAAATCTACGTATTCCTAATAAGGAAAATAAAGCCTAATCAATTACGAACCTTTCTGTAGGTTCTTTTTTTATGCCCAAAAATCTTTTTGTTATAGAAAATGCAACCCATTAATTATTAATTAAGGAGGAAATATAATGGCACAGACAAAATTTGACATTAATAACTTCGTTGATTTGATGTAGTCATGCATCATCACAGCGCACCATGTTTGGAAACGGCATGGTGAAATGTTCCTTAATTGCTGGAAACCCCTTAGAGTCTCACAAACTACAACGTAAGAATGAAATATATCTAAGCGTGAATGTTTGAAAATTGTGAGAATTGGGCAATCAGCAGCCAAGCCTCGAATAGAGGAAGGTTCGACGGTCAGATGTAGTGATTGTAGGATAAGTATCCGAAATGGGAACGACCTAAACCATTAAACATGGCATGGTAATGATATGACCTCGACTTATATGAAAGTATAAGAAAACTGTATTTATACAGTCTTTATTAGCATAACGAACTAATAAAGTAAGATAATCGAATTGACCACGTACTCAGAGGTACTATGGTATCTACTGCTGACAGTTCAGTATTATGGAGTTTAACACAGATTCAGTCTCCGTCTTTATCCATGACTTCAGAAACAGTAGATGCAACTGATGCTCTTGGTACAACAATTATGACTTTTGAAAGAGCCAAATCCGCTACTTTCTCTGGTGAAAATGCCATTTTAGACTTGGGCTTATTAGCTGCTCAGGCTGGTACAGTGAAAGAATATTCTGGTTCTGATAATAAGATTTTAGCACCTATTTTCGATACAATTACTTTAACAGCACAGAACATTTCTGATGGTAAAGTTGAATTATCTAAGCTTCCTGTATCAGTACAGGCTGATGGTGCGGCTGCTAGTTCATTAACAGAAATCTTCAAGCTTTCTTCTGATAGCACATTAGGCCAGTCTTTCAAGGTTGGTACTGCTGCTTCTGATACAGAATTTGCTATTGCTGCTGACTCTAAGGAATTACAGTTGCCAACAGGTTTGGTTGCAGGTGACCAGATTTTTGCAATGTATGACTATGAAGCAGATGACGCAGAAGGTAATGGTGCTGTACAGATTGTTAACAGTGCTTCTGAGTTCCCTAAGAATGGTAAGTTTATTCTTGAAGTATTGGGCGCAGATGTTTGCGATTCCACAACTAAGGTTTATGCTTACTTAATCTTCCCGAACTGTAAGTTAAGCTCTGCTACAGATTTAACCCTTGAAACAGAAATGAGTCAGGGATTTGAAATCGTGGCTAACCAGAGCTACTGCTCTAAGACAAACGAACTTTGGAGATTAGTAATCCCTGAAGCGTAAAACATATTTGAGGGTGGGTAACCACCCTCTTAGTAATAAAGGATGGATTCTATGAATCAAGAATTAAATGCAATTTGTAAGGTGTGTGGAACTCCTTATCACAGATGTGATTCATGTGATGAGAAAAAAGGATTAATTCATTATAAATATTTTGTTGACACACCTGAATGTTTTAAGATTTTTGCTACTATTACTTCTAAAGAATCAGATGAAGAAAAGCGTGCATATTTATCAAGATGTGACCTGAAATCATATCCGCCTTTCTTGCCTGAAATTCAAGCAGAAATTAATAGATTGTTAAAACCAAAAAAGAAAGTGAAGTTAGATAAGGTAGAAAACCCTTTAGCTTCTGAATCTGAACCTCTTATTGTAATTGTAGAGGACGCAGAATGAGCATGTAATTAAGGGTGTTATACAAAAATAGTTTTTGCGACACCCTTATTTTTTTTTCGGATATAAAGGAGATAATAATGCAACTGAAAAGAATAAGAAGTAAAATTACTGGAATTGAATACGACCCAACTCCTAATAAGGAAGTGGTTTATGTTGGTAATATAGAACAATTTACTCGTTATATGGCAAATGGCGGAGATGATTATTTTATTGATATGTTCTTTGACCGTCATAACGGGAAAAATAAGATGACATTTGTATTTTTAAGAAATGAATATACTAAATTACTCTATGAAAGATGGAATAACTATATTCTACCCAAGGAGTAATTGTATAAATAGAGGGTAAATATGGCTACAAGAAGTAAACGAATTACTATGTATGACGCGGAAAAATTAAAGTTAATTAATCCTGAGTCATTAAAAATGATTCATAAATATAAACAGGATATGAGTATCAGAGAACTCTCTCCTAAAACTGTATACAATTATTTAACTGATTTAAACCAATGGTTAATTTATGTATATGATAATCAGTTTAATCAGAGCGTATTAGAACTGAACGAGGATGACATTACAGAGTTTATCTATTGGTGCAAAATCCAAGGAAATAACACTGAACGTATTAAACGTAGAATGTCTTCTATTTCAGCGTTTTATATATATTTACATAAAAAACGCTTGATAAAGGAAAACCCGATGACTTTTATTGACCGCCCTAAAAAGGGAAGTCCAGTTGTCACACAAACGTTTTTAACACTAGAACAAGTTGAATTAATGAAACAAAAATTACAGGAGCATGGAGATTTGCAGTTGCAAACCTATGCTCTTTTTTCATTATCTACTATGGCTCGTGTAAATGCTGTTGCTAATTTAAAATGGGAACAAGTAGATTTAGAACGTCGTACTTGTACTAATGTATTAGAAAAAGAAGGTAAATTGGTTGATTTATTCTTTTCTGAAGAAGTGCGTGATTTATTAATTGCAATTAAGGAAAAACGTGCTAATGAAGGAATTGATGACCACGGATGGGTATTTACTACTCCACAAGCAACTGCTACTACTCCTATTCAAAATAGTACATTGAACGAATGGTGTAAAAAGATTGGAGCAATGATTAATGTACCAACTTTACACTGTCACGATTTTAGGCATTCTGGTGCGACTTTGTTAAAGAATTTGGGTATGCCATTAGAAGACGTATCTGCTTTATTAAATCATAGTGGTACTGATGTCACTAGAAAATTTTATATCAAAGAAGATACGAGTCGTTTATCTGCCGCAAAAGACCGATTTAAAATTTAATGACTAAATATATTAGTTTTGACCAGAGTACAACTGCTACTGCTTATTGTATATGGATTGATGGAAAATATTTTCAACACGGAGTTATCAATCTCAAGAAAATCAAAGAGGCAGATTTGAGATTTGACCAAATGGCTCGGTCTATTATACAATTATTAGAACAGGAAAAGCCACAAGTAATTACTATTGAAGATACCGCCTTACAGACAAATGCTAAAACACTGAAAGATTTGGCTCAATTACAAGGTGTTATTATGGGTTATTGCTTGGCAAATAATATTAGTTTTACAGTGTATTCGCCAACTAAATGGCGTGCTATTTTACATTTTAAAACTGGTAAAGGGGTGAAGCGCCCTGAATTAAAACAGCAGGCAATTGATTATGTGTTAGAAAAATATAATATAACTGCTTCTGAAGATGAATGTGAAGCTATTGCAATTGGGTCTGCTGTTTTGTTAGAATATCAATAAAGGATTTAAAGGAAAGAAGGATTATGCGTATGAAAACTGCAAAGATAAATCAATTATTACAAGACCAAAATTATAAAGTGGATATTGAGACTTATTTAGATATTTCTGAATCTCCACAAGTATTGTCATGTGTACGAGTAGATGATGAATCTGACCCGTATGAATATGAATATGAAGTGCAAACCAAAGATAATTATTTATTCAGATTTAAAGTAATAATTAACCAGTAAATAAAACCATTATTTTAAACCTCTCTGTTTTATAACAGGGAGGTTTTTTATTGTAAAAAATAAGGATATAAAGGAGTTTATAATTATGACAATTGATAAATTAATCGAAATTGGAAATAAAGATGTTAAGTCTCTTGAAGATGCAAAATCTGTGTTGGCAAAAGAAATTAAAATCACACCGTATGTTGGTTATGCTACAAAATGTGCTATGGCAGATAATATTGTGCGACAGTGCGGATATAAAGATGGACAACTTTACATAGATTCTGCAAAGCGCTATTACTTCCATATGTTAACACTTATTATGTTATATACAAATATTGAATTAGATATGGAACACGGTGTTGCTGAATATGACAGATTAAAAGAGACAGGATTATTAGAAGCAATTATTAGCTTGATTCCTCAAAGTGAAGTGCAAGAATTTTCTATGATTTTATCTATGAAGATGGAAGATTTTATGACAAATGAGTACAGCGCTCAATCGTTTATTGGTACTCAGTTGGAAAATATGTCGCTTATTTTTTCTACTGCTCTCGCTTCTGGATTGGAACAAGTTGCAGAAAAATTAAATAACATTGACAATAAGACTTTGGAACAGTTTGTACAAAAAGCTGTAAAACTAACAAACAAAGTTAAGAAATAAATATAAACGGATAAAGGGGTGAGGGAGTGAGTACAAAATTAAATATTGTAACTAAGGCTACGGATAAGTATTATACCAGTTTTAGGGAATCAATGAAGCGCGAATTTCTTAAACAGGCCCAAAAGGCTAAACATGCAATTACTGAAGAATTATCCAATCGTGTTGCTAATTATGTGCGAGATGAAGCTGCTAAAATGTACGAACAAATCATATATGATTATTATATGGATTATACCCCTTCTGTTTATCAACGAACATATAATTTACAAACATATCATCAAACTATTGATGGCCAAACATATCTCGATACATTTATTCCACCAATTATAACTCATATTAATACAGGTTATGCTATTAAATTTAGAAAATGGTATACCAGCGTTTCAATGCGCCCATATCATGTGACAACCAAATGGCAAAAACGGCATGTTACTCCAGAAAATGTATTAAATACGGTTATGGATGGAATTAGAGGTATTGACTATCAATTATGGAAACCAACTGAAGCAAGAGCTTTTACAGATACTGCTTCTCCATTTACCTTTCGTGGTACACCAAACGATATGTTTCAAAAATTTGAAAGACATGTGGGTTTATATTTTGAACGTTACATGATTGCAGAATATTATGCTCACGAGTCGGTGTACGACAAAATATGGAATAAATATCTATAGAAAGGAAGTGGTTAAATGTCTACAACAATAGGCCCTAGTGGTGGTTTTGATAAAGCGTTAGATGATATTTTGGGTAAGAAATTTGACCAATCATTTGATAAATTTATAAAGAAACAGGCTCAAAAAGAATATACTGTGCCTACCAATATCAATGTTCGTCTTGTAGACAATATTGAAAAAGTACTTGAAGAAGAACGTAAAGAAATTGATGCTCAGATTCAACACTTTAAGAAAACTATTCAGTCAAATATTAATTCTTATACAAGACACGCTGGTTCGTTGCCACAATCTGTAAATAGATGGATGGGGCGGCAAAGCAATCAAGAGGATTTACGCAAATCAATAGCTCAAGAATCTGAAGCAGTCTACGGTAGAGCAACACATTATAAACATGATAATTTAAATGCGGAATTAAAAGCCGCTATTGAAGAACGTACTAAATTAATACGTTATTTACAAGCTCAAGACGACCAGATAAATAATATTAATTATGCTGGTAAAACGACTAAAGGACAAATCGCAAAGGCGGCCGCTGAAGAAGAAGAAGCTTTAAACCGCAAATATTTAGCGATTCAGAGAATATATGAAATCGAGCAAAAATATCGTAAACAGTTACATGCAAATGACCGACATGCTTTAGGTGTTGAACAATATCAAGCTGGTAGGCAGTCTATTGAACAATACCGTGGTCAAGCGGCACAACATGGTGTCAGTGCTTATGAGGCTTTGCTCAAATCTAGAGTGGATAGTGCGCAAGGAATGTTTACTCAGTTAGCGCCTCATTTACAGGCCGCTGAGTCTGATGCAGAACGTGGTCAAATATTGGCTGATTTTAAACAGGGTGTTGAAACTGCAAATTCATTAAGTAAACAAGCACTTGATGGTTTATCTGCTGTTGCAAAAGGTATTGCTCAAGTTCAAATACCTGACGAAGTAATTGATACTGAAGCAGTAAATATTAGTACAGATGAAATTCAAGAATCTATGCAGGCTACTACTGCTACAGAACAGAATACACAAGCAATAAAAGAGAATATTGAAGCTAAACAAAAGTTAGATTCTCAAGAAGATGAATTAATTGCTGACCAATCGGCTTTAAAATCTGCTATTGATTCGGCCACTAAAGAATTACAAGACCAAGGACAAGAATTGGCCAATACTGCTCAACAATATAAAAAGGTTGGAGATGCGGCTGATGAAGCGAATTCTAGCATATTGAAACAGACCAAAAAAAGCTCTAGGTCTGGTAATGGGACAGGCGGTGGGTCTGGTTCTGGTAGTACTGGTAAAAAAGAATTAAGTGATAAACAGAAATATCTTGCGTTGGTTTCTAAAGAAACGCGTGAGTTAAAGAATTTATTACGTTTAAAAGTAGAATTGGCGAACACTTCTTCTACTGATAAAAATACAATTAAGACATATGAAAAATTAATAGATTTTTCTGAACAACGTCGTACTGTTTTACGAGCAGAGGGTCAAGCATTATTAGCTAATGTTGATGCAGAGGAACAAGAAAATTTAGCTCTGCAACGTAAAGCAAAATTACAAGAAGCTTCGATTTCTTATACTCAAAAACTAGCATTAATATCTGCCAAAAAAGAAGATAAATCTATCAATGCCGCTAATGCTGAATTGGATAAAGCTTTAAAAAAGCAACAACGGTTTGGCACAGTAGTTAAACAGCAAATTGATAATTATCAGATGGCGGCAGATGCAATACAAGAATTATTATCGACACAAAAATTATTGGGTAGTCCAAGTATTGATACCGCAAAATTAAATTCTGAAGGTATTGCTACTTTTACCCATAAAGTAAAAACTTCAAGTAACGAAGTACAGACTTGGGCCTTTACTTGGGACGCGGCCACTGGTCAAATATATCAAAACACAAAACGAATTACCACTGTTGGTAGTAGATTAGAAAAATTCATGGATAGTCTCCGAGGCAAATTTACTGCTTTGGGGACTTATTTATTGAGTTTCGCAAGTTTTTATGATATTGTAAACGCTTTTCGGTCAGGTATTACAACTATACGTGAGTTGAATACCGAATTAGGTAATATGCGAAAAGTAGCAGATGAATCATTGTCTGTTTTGCAAGAATATCAACTAGCGGCTCATGATATAGCTTTTGAATTAGCTTCTACT